GGAACAAAACCTTTCTTTTCAGTTTAAAAACCTAGAGAAATGATTCCGGCCGATTCACAAAGTTGCGCAAAGATATCTCTTGAAGGACACCTTAACCAACTTGATCATGAAGTCAACATCTTCTGATCCAGACTCAGTTATTTCAGAGACTAGTGTTTTATACAGGCTCTGTGTTAAGTCTTTACTATTGTATGATTCCTTTTCAAATCTGAAGGGAAGAATTAGGCGAAGTCGCTTGTATGTTCTACCTTCCAATTTAAATATTTTAACTTTACTGAGTCCCCACTGACTGGAATTACTGTAAAGAATATTCGCTGCCTCTTTACTAAGGCTAGACTCTGATATTGACTCATAAGCATTGTCTTCTATTTTTATGTCAGGTGCGATTGCCTCATCTCTAGGTTCTATATTTGTTATAGTGTGATCAAAAGCATCTCTAAAGCTAAAGCCGTAATCATCTTCTTCATCTCCCACATCAAGAAAATCAGCTTCTTCGGAAAATGAATCATTGTCTTCATCTTCTTCTTCTATGTTCATACCGTCGTCTTTTGGTATCATCTTTCTAGTGATTATCTCCTTGTAATCATCAGCCTGATCTATGAGAGCATTGTAGTCGTCTTCATCAGCCATAGATTCAGAAGCTAATAGATTGATCTGTGTTTCATATTTGTCAAAACTTCCGGAGCTTATTATTGGACTCATTATGAAACCATCATCAATGGTTAAGCATATTATTCCTTTCCTGATCTCCATATTACAGTATATCTTTCTGCCCTCGAAGGATTCAAAGCTGAAACAAGAAATTTCATCATCATCTGTTCGATAATTATCGACGACAATGTATTCCCCGTCGGAGTAGCTAGTAGAATTCACATACCACTTGCCTCTCTTTTTCTCTGCAAATCTACTTGAAGTTATCTTTTTGCCATCTATTGATTTGACAAGATACTGACAGTCTTGCATCAGAGGAGGGCTTATTGTCGGTCTGTAATCTTTTGTAACATAAAATCTTCTCATGTTGTCGCCTGTGCACATTCTCATTAAGGTGTAGAGCAATCTGGCACAGTCGTTCCTCTCACTTTGAAATGTGAACTCTTTCACCAGCGATGTTATGTTTATTTCTTTCCCCATAATGAAATCAACATCCATTATTGATGAGTCCTTTCTTGAAGACTTGGGAATTGAGCTAGAAACAACATCAGACATTGTATTCCTTAACTTGGAGAATCTATACCTGTACTCAGAGCTGTATGATGCTGATTGGCATATTAGTCTTGAACCTTCTATGAAATTGGATCTATAGAGAGTCAATACGTGTCCAGATATGTGGTCATTTCCAGTCACTGGGCAGGAATACTTGAATTTACAAACAGACACTTTATTTAAATTATTCTTGTATGTTTCAACTGCTTCCAGAAACTCTATTGGTGAAGTGTCAATTGATCCTCCCATTGATATTGGTAAATTGGCCATCATGAAGTCTGCTAAGAGCTCTCTTCTGTTTGAAGAGCTCATGTACTCAATATAACACATTGAAACTTTCATTTTTCTATTGGTGTGAGTCGTATAGAAATAGGCCTCATCAGACACTAGGTAAGGCTTCATTGATCTTATGTCTTTCTCAGTTGAGATGCAGACTTGGTGTATTCTTTCAATATCAAATTTAAGAGAATTGTCTATTTTGAACTCCATGTCACCTATTTTCAAGCTATATTCGTCAAAAGAAACAATCCCATCTTTCCCCCAATATTTGTCCAAAAGTGAATAGATTTCCCTTCTAGAGAACTTCCTGTCATCGAAGTATGGGCAGTTTCCATGATATATTTTGTTGTCTATCCCAACTTGAGGAAGCACAAATCTTGAACATGTGTCGCTATGAGTCATAATCTCCTCAGCTCTTCTTGGTATCGTCAGAAGGCATTTGAGCATATTTTGACTATTTCCAAATCTGTAAGTTCTGCTGATGATTTCATCTGGTATTTTCTTCAGTGTTTCCATTAGATCCCTAGATAGCCGTGAATCTCTCTTGACTAAGCTAACCATTCCGGTTCTAGTATACCTGGGTATTTTGACATCGACTCTAACATTCTCTGCATCATTAAACTGGTCGATTGATATGTAACCATTTGAAATCGGTCTCATCTTTTCAAGTATGGATGGCATATATGAAAGCCTTATCTTGAGTGCTTCAAGACTCTCTTTGCTATCAATGTCACTTAAGTGATATGAATCCCCTATGTAGTTCTCCATAAGTGAGTAAAACCTTCCATTCACAAGATGTCTCACTGGATTTGGCCTTATTATGCCGCCTATCTCTATTGGACATGTGTACAGTGTCAAAGGATTCTTCCGGAAATAATGTATGAAGCTACTTTGCATGAGCAGCATTATATTTCCTAATATGTGGACAAAAACTGATCCGACAAGGCTAACTCCTTTCCTAAGTGCTTCTTTTGAATTCTCCATTGCTGCTATTGCCATGCTAGCCAAGTCATAATCATGGAATGAGTCTATGAAAGACACACGTATTTTTAATTCAGCATCAAAAACTCCATTTGGTGTTCTAAAAACAGAACAGAATTCAGAGCACAGCTTGGACTTTGTGGACTTTTTGTTGTTTCTTTCTATTCCCATCATGCTTTGGACATATGTTGTTATAAATGTAGTTTTGCTCACATTTTGCTTGGTTGTGTTCTTCTCAGACTTCGTCTTTTTGAAACTGTAAAATTGGCTGTAGTCATCTGAAGTGCTAACAAATTCGATCTGAGGTTCAAATTCAGAGAGCTCCATTTTGGTTATTTCAGTTGATAGAGCCAAGCAATCATCTTGCATTATTCCACTGCAGTTCCCATTTAGACCTTGGCCCATTCCTTGTGGATTCCTTAGAAATGCACTCTTGTAATTGTAGAAACTTTTGTCCAGACTCTCTATAAGGATCCTAACTGAACTTGGTACTTTTCTGTTGTCAAAATTTTCTATTATCTTATCTGGAAGTTTGAAAATCTTGTTCGAAAGTGACTTAAAATGAGCCAGGCACATGTTTCTTGAGTTTGATGTAGTCAACCTTACAGCAGTGTGATAATACAAATTGTGAGCTAGCATACTTGGGCCCCATTTGCTGCAATCAGCATTGTCAAAAAAGACAGTTGTTTCTTCATCCTTGTAGCTGCTGTATCGATTGTATAGTTTTTCTGTGACCAAGTCTTTTTCTCTGAACTCCATAAGGTTACTCATTATGCCAGCTTTGTGATATGTGTTTCTTATGTGCCTTGCAAACAATTCCGTGAGAAAGCATCCGAATCGCATGGGTGCATTCATCACGTGTATCTCTCTATAACTTGAACCAGATCCCCTTCCATTCTTATGAACTGCTCTACTGGCATACTGTGAATTACTGGCAAACATGCTTATCATGACAGGCATAAGGCTCATTGATTTGTTGCTCATGAAAAGAATCTTTTCCTCATCTATTCTGATCTTTTCTTCCGGTTGACCATCGTAGTCATTGTTTACTTCAGATGGCTCATCTATGCCCTTGTAGAACTTCCACAAAGAGATGAAGCTAGTCTCCCAGCATTTCCCATTCTGCTTGAGCATTTTCGCCTTTCCTCTGTCCAACTTTATGTTGTTACGAAAACAGACCGAAGTGTTTGTTGTCATGGCTCCTCTCGGATTCATCACGGCATTGAGGTTGAACTTCTCATGGACATTTTTATAATAATCAGATCTGTCCATTTCGTGCAAATATGAACCAAGTGTCTTCTTTGTGTCTATTTTGCTGAAGTTTTTCTTAATCAGTCTGACTATGTTGACAACCGAAGAAAACATGTGATATTTGTGATTCGACAGATACCTTCCACCAGAGCTCTCCTCACCAATGTAAGACAGCACACATTCCTCTTTTCGCTCCATAAATTTTTTTATGTGACCGACCTCATTTAGCATTGTCTTACCTTCTCTGTGAAGTATGTTGCTGTGTTCATGATATAAGAACTTGTTAAAATAGATTCCATTGAATATGTTATCCTCTGTCCTCATATAACAACTCTCATAAGGTAGTGCAATCTTCCAAAGTGTTGATTTTGACATTCCATCTGACAGCATGCCAAAGTGGTTTGAGCTTTCAAAATTTCCAAGGAGTCTGTGTTTCATTCTGTTAGCAGATATAACATCCGTGAAAGAGCATATCTTTATTAGCCTTGCTGTGTAGATCATCTCAGCCATTGATTTAGGAACATATCTGTCTTCATCAAGACATTTCTTTATGAGATCATATGATCCATTGGATATTCCTGTAGCATTTATCAAGCAGTACCTAGTCAACTCACTAAAATTGGAGAATTTGACCTTGTTGACCATGAATAAGGAATAGAGCAAGAATGGATCATAATCATGACTCTTAACACCTCTGCTCATTCCTTCTATCATTGTGTAAATTGACATGAATTTGAGAGAACTAATTGAACCCCAGTTGAGCTCATCTGGACTTATTGTGAGGACTTTAGTACTTCTCAAGTTATGTTCAACTATCGAATTGCTTGTGTCAGATTCTATCTCTCCACAGAGCATAACATTTGAATCCCTGATTTGAGATAGAGTGCTTGTTAGGTTGTTTATTAGGCAGATCTCTCTATCCCTGGAAGCACTTATGGCAATATTTATTGTTCGTCCTTTGATCGTTGACTTTCCTATATTGAGACGAGAAAGTTTGACATTCTGGGAGATCATTGAGTATATTAGCTGATTACACTCAATCAGATCGAGCAGCTTTGAGCATGATATCTTGTTCATAACACAATGTAAAATCTCACGAGTATGATCATCGGCATCAGAGTTTCCCATTGATTGATTTATCATACTGGATATGTCTTCTTCAAGTAGGGTGCTATGACATTTTTGCATAAATTTGTCGCAATCTTCCCTCATTAGCTCCTCAGCTTTCTCAATTGACATGGTTGTGCTCGATATGCTTTCTTTGACCTCCAAGAAGTTAGACCAAACCGAGTTTTCCCTTTTGAAATGGACTCTGTAGACGCTCTTTGATTCAATCAACTCGCTACAGTGATTACCTCTTTTGCTCCTAAACATTATCTTTTTCATCTCTATGCTGTCTGAAACACCTATCATAGCTTTGTACAGCTCTTTGTGAAATGGGTGATCAGAAGATTGCATGAGCCTGAGAATTTTGCTGTCTAAATCCTCTGATGGATCCTCACTCATCTTGAACCTTGGGAATTTGATCAAAGGTTTTATCTTGAGGTCATCAATTCTGTTCAAAAGCTCAGCTGGATTCCCTTTAATGTCAGAAAGTGATCTAAGTAAACCAGAATAGTCATTGTTGTGTGACATCTTCTCAATTAGCTTTTCAGCTAGCTCGGGGTCTTTTACTTTTTCTCTATCATAAAAGTTTGAGAAATTTTTGTAAGTTTTCATTTTGTCCAATTGATCTCTGCAGAAAATGGAAGAATAAACCTCAGCTTCACCAAAAGTCATACTATGGACTTCTTCTATCATCTCATCTGCCTTACTAAAACAGTCCTCAAGATCATTGCTCTTTTTGGTTAGGTTCAGATCAAAGTTTATACCCTTTTGAACTGATCTGTTGTTGAGCACAACGGGGATAAAATCTAAATTGATGTTCTTCGAAACGGATTTAAGTTTCTGTATTTTTTCCGATACCAACGGCGTGTTGTGACAATGATAAGTCTCACGGAATGCCAACCTGCTTCCAATTTCATTGTGCATGTCACAGCCATAAAGCTTTCCATCAAGAGTGTAAAGCAGATCTATATCGGGTACAAGTCTCACTTCACCTTCACCTAGTCCTTCAATCAGATGAACTGTACCACCCTCTGATATTATCTCTAATGAGCTAATAAGAATCTTCATTGTGTGTGCGCTCATCGAAGAAGTATGCGATGATAATATGTCAATCTTCTCCGCTATCAAGGAATGTTTCCTGAAAAAAGAGAGGTATGATGTGGTGTCTCTTATGCCAATCAGATCCGAAGCTATGGCTTGTATGTCCTCTGTTTTCCATGATGATTCTAAAATGCTCTCATTAAGCTTCTCATCTATTATCTCATAGACGTCTGGTTCATTCTCATCATCCTGATCAAGATCAAAATCATAAGTCGGTCCTGGATTCGGTTCTATTCCGCCTGTGGTACTTAGAGATTCAAATTTTGCAACTAAAAGGGACTCATCTTTCGATGGCATTAATCTTCCCATGACCTTCTGTTTGAAATGTTGCATGTCTCTGAAGTTGTCGCTTTTGATTGTTGACTCTTGAACGTCTATCAGATTGATCAGATGTTGATAAGCCTTCGTTTCAGCTTCCTTTTTAGTTGATCCTTCAGTAATAACTGTTTCATTGACACCACGCAACTCGTAGTCTAAGGAAAACTTGAACAAGGGTTGATGAGGCTCACCATACGCTTTGATGCTCTGACTCAATATGAGAATAGGATTCATCTTTATTTCAAGGAACCTGGTTTTTGGATGAATGGTGCTCTTTTCAACTCTTCTCTCAACAATTTTCTCATTGATAGCTTTGAATCGCCTCTCGAAAAGCTCAAATGCTTCAGTCATATCTCGAATTATTAGAGAATCTCTTTCTTCGTCATGCAATCTGTTCACTGATTTAGCAGCATCAGCAAAGTTGGTTTGTTCCATTTGGGTCCTGG